TCAGGCAGGTTGCATTCCTGCTTGCAAATTCATGCCCGGTTTGGAAATTACACGGGCGACGGATTCATGGGTGGCAAATGTACAGCTGCACTCAATATTCTGACACTGATGATAACGTTCTTTGGTCGATTCGCTGAGATAGCGGCTTGAACGGGTGTGGGCGACCTTACCGCACAGTGGGCAATGCATCATAAAAACCTCCGGCTTGTTGGTGAGCGTTGAGATGATTATGTAATGATTTTGCTCGCAAATGCAAGTTTAAGTCATGCAATTGAGGCCTGATAGGTAATTCCATCAATATAAACTTTCAAATTCAAGGTGGTGACGAATCCTTTGTCAGCGACATCGTGCACGACTGAATCAATGATCCAGCGCTGACTATCGATGACATCTTTGAAACCACTGACGACAACGGGGGTTTGAGGAAAAAGATCAGCCCTGCCTAAAGCCAGCTTTATGCTAAACGCCGCAGAACCAGACTGTATCTGCTTGAAAATAGCGTCAGCGGCCCGTGTAGCAGATGCCTGGTCAGCATAAATTTTGCTCAGTACTAAAAGGTTCTCATTAGAGCCGACTATATAACTCTGTTCTGAGGCATCATTCCCCGCACTTTCATTACTCACTTTCGACGCTGGATGCGGTGAACTCGCAACGCCAGCGTTTGTACTGCTACGTTGGAGGGCGACCTGAGGGGACTGGGCTTTTTTGACATCATGCCAGATGGCCGTGACGCCGGAGTAAGCCTGCTTATCCATGATTTTGAAGGAATGAGAATCCCCATCTGACCGGCTAATACGCATCCAGGGTATTGCTTTTCCCGATGCGGTCAGGCCATAACCTGGCTTGATAAAAATGATCGCTCCCTGTTTTACCGTGGCCTGCGCACCGTTCATCTGGGCCAGACGCATCAGAAAATAGGCGTCGGTTTCATTGGTTTGATCGATATGCGTAATGGTAATGGCATCAAGCTCGGGCAATAGCTGCGGCGGCAGGAGTTTATTACGTTGAGAAATCAGGCGAACAATAGCGCCAAGGGTTGTGTCGTCATAAGAATAACTGCACTTAGTATCAAAGCTTCCACGAAAATCAGCGCTTCTGGCCACAATACTCAGCTTGTCTGGTGCACCGCTGTGGGTAATGGTATCAACAATAAATGCGCCACAGTCATATAGCGCCTGACCCAACCAGCCCAGGCGTAAATGTAATACTGTTCCTCGCTCCGGCATCTGAAAAGCGCCATCGCTGTCATCAAAAATGACTTCCAGGGTATCAGCAGTAAAGCCGCTGTTGTCGGTCATTTTGATCGACATAACTCTTTCACGAACTCTTTTTTCCAGCGCTTTATCTTTTACGCTCAGCGTAAAATCCGGCATGATTTTGGCCCCTGCCGGTAACTGAAGTTGAGTGATCATGTGCTGAGTCCGCCAGGATAAAATTGTTGTAGGGTCTTACTCGCTTTTTCATACAGGCCGTTAGCTTGTTCCTGCAAATCACCCAGCATGGCTACGTAAGATTCATCAACACGCTTTAAGGTCAGGTCGAAACTAATCGTGCGGGCACGTCCGTCAGGGTTGAGTTGAGAGTTTGAATGGCTGATTTTTTGAACTACAAACATGCCGTAAATTGTGCCGCTGCCTTCAATGAGCGGCCATGCACGGCCAGAGTCAGCCATGCTTTCAAAAACGTGCAGATAGCGCTGGCCGCCAGTGATCTCCGGCAGAAGTTGTCCGGATAAGGTAATAGTTTCAGTGCCTAAACCGAGATATTGCGTAACAGGACGTTGTCCCACCCGTGCGTTCTCGGCCCAGCTATACCCCACGTCTCTTTTTAGCGTCTGGTAGGGCAGGGTCCTGAGTTTGAAAACAAATAATCCCAGAGTCATCATCATGCGTAACGCCCTCCATAATCGTACTGGCTAAGTAATGAATTGGTTTCATTCCATTTTTGTTGATCCAATGCCTCCATGACGGCAGTCTGCAGCTGTTTGTGATCGGTATCAGGCGTCGCATAGAAGGCAAAGTTCTGAGTCGTTGTCCGGCTGTCTGTAAGATTTGTTGCCACGTGTGGTGTCGCGGGCTGATACAGATTTAAGGTGCCGCCCGTGGGAGAAATGCCGTTACTGAACGGAGATGCATCGTTGCTTGATGCATCCTTATCATCGTTTTTATCCCAGCCAAACACCCAATCAATGCCTTTGCGAGCAAGGGTAAGCAGTTCGCCTATTTGTGAGAATGCTTTGTTCAACGTGACAAAGATTTCAGCGATGCTCGCACCCACTTTTCTGCCCACTTCACTGAAATCACTCAGTACATCCTGAGAAAATTTAATGGGTTTGAACAGATCCGTTATCCAACCAAATGCGGCTTTGAAGGGAGAAAAAGCATCGCTGACGGGCCCCATTGCCGCGCTAAAACCCTCAATGACTCCGCCAACAAAAGCTTTGATGGGCTCCCACAGTTTGACGACGGCAAGACCTATACCTGCAATCACAGTGATCAGAGCAATCACGGGTGCGCCCACTAAGGCAAACGCAGCGCCCATGATCCCACCGGCGCCGGTAAATACGGTACCCAGCAGTCCCGCGCCAGCAATTAACAGGTTTACACCACTCAGCACTGGAGCGATCACGGTGCCTAAAAATCCCAACCCGCCAATAATCCCCGTTATACCGAGCGCCAGACTCAGTAACGAATTTACAAGCAAAGGGTTTTCAGTGATCCAGGTATTGAGGGTGTTCAGCCATCCGGTCGCTGTTTGTGTCAGTTCACGCAACGCGGCACTTTGCCCCTCAAACAGATTGATTCGAATCGTGTCCCAGGTGGCGAACAGCTTGGTGATATCACCGTCGAGATTGTCGCCTTTTACCCGCACTTCGGTTTGCGCCGCCGGGGTGGCACCGTTTAGCGCCGTCGGCGTCTGGGCCAGAATTTGATCCGCATTCAGGCCACTCGTCGCCAGCTTGCTTTGCTCAGCAACAACGTCAGCAGGGCTGTGGCCGCTGTTCGCCATGGAGAGCGTTTGCTGGCGCAGTGCAGCCAGGCGCGGATCGCTCTTTTGCAGGCCAAGTTTTGCCTGTATTTCGGATAAGCCTTTTTGCAAATCAGCGCCGGGTTGCAGAATACTTTTCGCCAGTTCGAGTTTAGGTTGCGCGAAGGCGACCATCGATGAGCTGGTGTTTTTCAGCTGTTCAATTTTGTGTGTCCGGAATTTGTATTGCTGGCCTGCGTCATTGCCTTGTTGCTTTTGGCTCTCAATGTGTGACCGCTGGAAGATTTCCAGAGAGCGGCCTGTCAATTGCTTCTGGTTGCTCGTCTCAGCAGATTTTGTGCGTCGAAGGAGACCCGGGCCATTGGCCGTGACTTGGTTTTGGCCCGCAGCTAAGTTATCTAATACGTGCGACCCTTTCTCAAACCCCTGGAGTTCTCCGGACGCGCTGTTGATATCTTCTGACATCCGGCTAAACAAGGTTTGTTGCGGTAGTTGGGTAAAACGTTTCCAGACATCAGAGGTGGCTTTTTTCAACGGCTGGAGCTGCTGAATGATTTTCCCCAACGTCGCCGGGATCTTGTCGAGATTACTCATCTATTTTTACTCCGCTGCGTTGCAACGCTTTATATCGCCAGTTCATCAGTTCTGTGAGTGACATGCCGTCCATTTCGGACGGCGGCCAATGAAAGATCACCGCGATATCTGCCATCAGATCATCAACGGTCAGACGGGGATCGATATTTACCCGGCCTGCTTCGGCGATAAAAAACCGATCACCTTGCCCGCCAGTGCAATAAGGTCGGGTAACTCGAGGCGGGCGCACTCTTCTTTCGTCAGGTTGGGATAGGTGATACGCGGCAAAATGGTGATCAGCGCATCAACGTCAGCGTTGGCCAGTGCCGCCAGGCCAATGCCACGCAGGCTGCCGGCATTCGGTTTGGTGACCTGGATTTCAGTGATTTCAACGTCGCCGCGCTTAAGCGGTACATCAAGAACGACACTATTTTCATCGGGATTCATGAGGGATCCTGTTAATCAGAAAAGGAGCCGGCAAAACGTTGCCGGCTATAGAGAGTTAAAGGCCGAGCGCCGTGCGGTGTTCCGCCAGACGGTCAACACCGTTGACGATTTCCAGCATGTTGACGGTATCGACTTCAATCAGCTCTTTACCGTCGATGGTCAGTTTGAAGTAAGTACAGTCAGTGGTGATTTTGGTTTCGCTATCTTCACCCTGTTTGTATTCACCAAAATCAAACTCTTTGTGACGGCCGCGCATTGCCACTTCTACAGCGGAAATTTCACCGGTGTCGTCGCGCTGGAAGGAGCCGGTGAAGCGCAGGGGAATATCTGCCGTACTGCCCCATTGCTGCAGCACCAACTCATCAATGCCGCCGATAGACCACTCCAGGGCCAGCGCGTCATCATCCAGACCGAAGTCTACGGAGGTAGCACCACTCATACCGCCGCCCCGGTATTTTTCCAGCTTGCGAGTCAGTTTTGGTAAGGTCAGTGAGGAAACAACACCGAGGTAACTGTTCCCGTCGTTGAACAGGTTCAGATATTTCAATTTCTTAGGGAGTGCCATGAGTCAAAATCTCCTTAGCTGTTCACGGAAGCGGCAAAGTTCACCAGGTATTTGTCGGTGATGCGTTGGCGCAGGGTCAGATCTTCCAGTGGTGGGACCGGTGTGTAGTCGTAATCGATGTACAACTTGCCAGCCTTCAGTGACTCCGGCGTGTTAGCCGTTTCGTCATACCAGCAGTTGCCATCGATGATGTAACCGGCGGATTTCATTTCGCGCATTTTGGCTTTGATGCCGTCGATCATGTCGCGGATCAGGGAAGGGGTCATCGGCTTGTCGACCGCCCACATGTGCGCTTCGGCCATGGTGTCAGCCAGGATCTGCGCGGTGCGGGTGTAGTTTTCGAATGCGAACAACGGGTCATCGCTACAGGTGCGGTTGCCCCAGAAGCGGAAGCCATCTTTGCGCACCAGCGTGGTAATGCAGGCCTCATTCAGCAGATCGGCATCGGTGCCGGTCGCCTGTAAATCCCAGAATACGCTGGCGGAAAGACCGGTCACGCCGTTGACGCCAACGTTGGACAGCGTTTTATGCCAGCCAGTGTCCTGGTCGATTTTGGCACGCAGGCCCAGAGCGCGTGCCGAAGCGTAAGCGGTATCTGACTGGCTGGTGGTGGTGTTCCAGTTAACGAAGTCAGGCCAAATCAGCATCAGTTCACGTTGACTGAAGTTATCGCGATATTTAATGGCATCGGCAATGCTTTTAGCACCAAATACGCTGACATAACCAAAGGCGCGCAGCTGCTGGCAAACCGCGGCTAACGCCGTGGCCACCGCCTGATTGTCATGACCCGGAACGCCGAGAATACGGGGTTTAACGCCCAGTTCAGCCTGGGCAGAAAGCAGGGCTTTCATGCCGGTGTAGCGGCCATTGGCATCAGAACCGCCGATAATATTGGTGGTGGTCGCCGCTTCATCTTCGCCTTCCTCAACGCGAACGATTACGGTCACTGGTTTACATTGATCGGCAATCGCCAGCAGGGCCGGGCCCAAAGTACCGGTTTTACCCGCCTTGCCGCTGGCGGCCAGAACGTCGGTGATCAGAACCGGGGTGTTGAGCGGAAACAGGGTGGCATCCGCGTCTTTCGCGGTACACACCATGCCGATAATGGCAGTGGAAACAGTAGAAATAACGCGGTTGCCGTCATTGATTTCAACAACGCGTACGCCGTGGTGATAATCAGCCATCGGGGTGACTCTCTCTTTTGTGGGTGGTGAAGCAAGGATGCCGGTTCGCAACAGAAAGCGCATTCGATGGCAGGCGTGGAGGGAGTGGCACAATAGAGGGGGGTAAAAAAAATGAGATAAAAAATTTATCTCATTAAATATCAATAATTAAATGATGATGTGCCTAGTGTGGGAATTACGGCTAAGCGGCGCGAACAATATAGTTAAGTGCGATGTTACGTGGTCTGTTTTCAGTTGAGGTGGGGACTACCCTTGACGCATTAAATTCGACACCATAGTTAGTTGATGGTGATGAAGATTGAGCTACGGGGTCAACAGTATTATTGGAACCAGAGTTATAGGTTGCTAACGCGCCACTCACTCCATTTGGCATTACTACGCCATTATTGCCAGTTTGATAAGCTATTATCGATCCCGTGATATTACGGATCGCATCCCCCTGAGCACTCATCGGCACTCGCCCGTTATCTACACCGCGTCCATCATCCCAACCACGAATAAATTCACCGCGTAAATCAGGCAATAGACCCATCGGATAAACCGCGGCCAGCTTTGGATATTTTGCTTTATCAAACGCAGCACCATTACATTTTAGCCAGCCGGCAGGTGGTGTTGCTGTAGGCCAGGGAAGTGGAATACCTACGGGGAGATCGTATTGCGCATGCGGATTCGCCGCCGCCATATGCTTTGCCATGAGATCATCAGCATAAGCTTTCACCTCAATGACTTTGTCATCGACATATTTCCGGGTGGCTAATACCACCGATGGGTCGATTTTCAACGTAACGGCTTCGGTACTGTTAACCACGATGATCATGCGGACGGTTTGTGTCCGGCCGCTGCCTTCCTGCAACTGCGGTTTGTAGGTTTCCGGGCAGTTGGCGATGGCGATCAGCGTATTATCCTGATCGAAAAGACCAATTTCACGGATCCAGAAACCGCCCTGATCCTCAGGAATAATTTGCTCAGCGATGATCTGATTGGTATTTGCCGGGTCAACGCTGAGATAATTCAGTGAGGCGCGGCGCTTTTCACCGATCAGTTTAGTTTGGGCCGGATCGGGCGTGGGTAATATGCCGCCACCGTCGCCTACCGCCATTTGTGTCAGGCTTAATTGCGTGCCAAGTGCAGTCGCGTTGGCCAGTTTTGCTGCGCCCAGATTGGTCAGCAGGGCATAGTATTTAGCTGTCATAATTTACTCTCAGGTTGTCGATTAAATGAATGGCTGAACCGGTGAACGCAGAACCGGACGTTGTAATGGTCTCTGGGAAATAGGGGTAAACAGTCAGCTCTTCGCCGTCATAGGTGGCGGCTGCTATATAACAGTTGCTGATGACATCCAGATTGATAGAAAGCCCAATCAGATGGCGGCTGCAGGGTTTGGCGTCAGAAATCAGCCGCTCGAGCTCCTGATACATCTCTTCGGTAATGCCGGTTTCAAGCACGCCAACGTCCAGGCGAAAAGTGCCTGGGATATCCTTTGTCTGCCACCATTCGGTGACGCGAATTAAATAACCCAGCGGTTCAACCACCCGGCGCAGAGCGCCAATGGTTCCTTTATGTTTATGAACAAACAGGGCGGATCGTACGGTTGAACGCTTGGCCGCTTCCGTCCAGTTTTCATCCCAGCGGTCGACTGAAAATGCCCAGGCGAGATAGGGAAGCAGCGGCAGCGGGCAGGTGTCCGGGTTCCAGAGCTGGCGCAACGGCACTGGAATCCCTGCTATTTGCGCCAGAGCTTGTGCCGCTGCGACCTCCAACGTTGAAGAGCCGCTGGGCAACAGACGATCATTCATCTGATGCTCCAACGGATAACGTATAGGCAGTGCACAGGGATGCCTGAGTTTTATCCAGCACGATATCTGCGGCAGGTGAGGCCAGTTCGACGCGCTGGACACCTTCTACGTGCAAGGCAGCGTAAATGGCTGAAAGACGGATATCGCGACCTAAACGGCTTTGGGTGTTGATGTATTTTTTGAGTTGGGCTTCTGAGGCGGCGCGTACCGGCTCGATTTCAGGGGTTGGCAATACAAAAAGTACCGCCCTGATTTCATAAGGGACGATGTTGGCTGCCTGCACGGTGACGCGGTCAGCGACCGGACGTACATCTTCATCGTTTAGTGCTTTGTCGACGGCGGCCAGTAAATCTGGCGAAGCATGACCCTCATTGTCGCGGGACAAAATGGTAACAGTGACCTCGGCTGGTGAGGGGCTAATAGCCGATGCATCGGCCACCCGGCCATCAGCGCTGCGAGCATGATATTCATAAGCCCCCGTTGGTCCGGCCACGCTCAACCCTTCGAAAGCCTGAGGAATGCGCATGCGGAAATCCGAGTCATTTTCCATTACGGCGTTGGTTGGTGGCACTTTTGTCGGATCGGCCGGTTGTAGCACCAGACGCTCAACATTCGTATTCGCCCCCAACTGATCCAAATCGCTGCCCGTCGCGTAAGCCACCATCACGGCGCGGGCGGCTTCGTTGACGCGCTGACGCAGGATCACTTCGCGATAGGCGTTCTCCTGCAGCAGCTTGACCAGCGGCTCGGACTCCAGCGACAAGGTGCGGCTGATGGCCGCTTGCTGCTCAGGCGGGTAGAGCGAAATCAGGGTGGATTTTCGTTCTTCAAACAGGTTTTCATAGTCCAGCTGCTCTACCACGTCTGGGGCAGGTAACTGGCTTAAATCGATAGTTGCCATAGTGTCAGCTCACAGGAATGCTTAGGGAAAAATCCGTTGCCGTATCACTACGGCTTCCGGTCATATCCACCACCATTTTTCCGTCGTTACCGCCGTTGAAGGTGATGGCACTCAGCGAGATCCGGGGTTCCCACTGCAACAGCGCGGTGTAGCAAACGGCCATGATTTGCAAACGCAGCGCATCGTTTTGCGGCTGGTCAATAAGCTCTGAGAGCAGCGAACCGTAGCTGCGGCGCATCACGCGGGAACCGACCGGAGTCTGCAAAATGTCACTCACGGACTGACGGATATGGTCGAGATCTTCAATCGCCATCCCGCTGTGACGCGACATGCCGAGATATTTTAGGTCACTCATTGTGGGCCTCCGGTTTGACCGCCACCGGTTTGCACGCCGCTGTGACGGTGAGTGTGTAAGACAATGCTGTTCGAGGTGAGGCTGCCACCGCTATGACTGATGTTGCCGGTCATGCTGCCGCCCTGTTTCACCTCAAGCGATCCGGTGATGAGCTTGTTGGTGCACACCACTTCAGGTGTTTCCAGGGTGATACGCGTGCTGGCATGGCAGGTCATTTCTGGAGCGGTAACTGAAATACGAACAGCAGCGTTCACCGTGGCAGATTTAATGCCGGTCGCCGTGAGCGCGCCGCTGGCCGGTTCGTACTCGATCACGGCGCCATCAGGGAAACTCAGATGCACTGCTTCAGCGGAGGCGGAAGGTGCAGGGTTGGCATCCGAGAAAATGGCCGGAAGTACAAATGCCGTGTTGAGTTCACCGCCCATCGACAGCAGCAGAACCTGCTCGCCAACAGAGGGCGCCCACCAACAGCGGGTACTTCCGGCGCGGCTGGTTATCCACGGCAACCAGGCCGTAGTGTTATTACCACTGCCTACCCGGCAGCGTGCGTTATCGAGATCGACTGCGGTGACATTGCCGATGCGAACAATGTTGTGGATAAGCCGCATGATGTCGTTGAGTTGAGCGTATGTATTCATAGAATTAGGATGCCGTTTAACAGGGGAGCTCGACAATCGGTGACCGCCCGCCGGGCCATGGCACAACGAGCGCTCGCTGATACCAGGTTATTCAGCCCAGTGGCTTATCAGTTCGCCATTGAGATAAACCTCACGTGGCCTGGCATTGGCTGGCGGGAGAGAGGGCTCAGGCAGATGTGTGATCGTGCGTACTCCCTCAGCATCCAGAACCTGAACGCGCTCGGTCAGTTGTAGGGTCAATGTCAGGCCATCAGCCTGTTGGTGGTAAACGAAATCGGTCAGGCGGCGGGTGTTACTACTCAGCATGTCGGGCTGATTTTCGGTCAGCCAGTCAAGTACGGTAACGACTATCAGATCGGCCAATTGGGCGGTGAGTCCGGCTTCGTTGACGCTTAGCGTCAAGGGGAAGTGGTATTCGAATGACAGCGGGGAGGCCAGTGTGGAAACTACATTGCCAGCGCCGGAGATTACCACCAGTTTATCGGGATGGGCATTAAGCAGCGGTACCTGCTCAATGAGCCGTTGTTGCAGTTGGTTGGGTTTTAACACGTTGACTCTCCTGGCATTGTTTGATGGCGTCGACCTGCAGGCCGCACGTAAGCAGGGCGGCTTCAAGCTGACGAACGTCGGCGCTGAGATCGCCGTTATTTAATGGCTGACTGCCGGGTATCAGGCAGGGGGTGACTGCCGGACAACCAACGTAAATAATCTGTGGTGGAGGCGAAGGTGGGGCGCTGGTGCAGCTGGCTAACAGCAGCGGGCAGAGCGCTTTCAGCCCATTGTTTAACGGTGTGATCTTCATTGCGGCTCCTCTGAAATTGGTGTTCACGTCGCAGGGTTAATGCGCTGGCTTTTCCAAGCTGCTGTCTCAGTGCCTGCTCTGCCTGGTCACGCTGCTGCATTTGTTGATTGAGCTGAGTTATCAGTTGGTCACGACCGGCAAGCTGAAGGGCCAGGGCATCCCGGTCGCGGATGGCCGCATTTCTCTCCTGCCGCAGGCCATGGTTGTAAAATGTCAGCAGCAGAAGGGCCAGCACCAGCGTGCCTGTTAGTAAAAGCAGAGCACGCATACTCAGGTTCCACTCAGGCATAAGGCGCGTTCTGCCGCACGCCGGCGCTCAAGGCCCGTACTGCGGACTCCTTTGACAAACACCCAGCGTGGCAGCTGTTCGCACGCTTCACGCCACTGACGCTTATTGATGAAAAATGCCAGCGTCGAGCGGCAGGATGCACTGACACCCACGTTGAATGTGAATGCCACTACGGCGTCATATACCGGTTGTGGCATCTCAACGGGCATGCAGGTTTGCAGGCCTTTCTCCACGGTTTTGATATCTTCGAGTAAGTTCTCTGCGACTTTCTGTTCGCTAATCGGGCCGTGAGGCGTGACCCCGGCAGTGTGGCCAATCCCGCTGGTCCAGACACCTGCGCTGCATTGATACGGTGTTAACTGGCAGCCTTCAAAATTGGCTATCAGTTTTAAACCGGCCTCTGAGGTGGATAACGTCATATACCCTGGCAACAAAGCCAGCAGCCCCAGCACCACGGCGGCGCTGCATTTTTTAATCGTTGAGGCGTTCATAGGTCTCCTTACTTAGTCCGCTGCGGGTCAGTAGCAGATAGCTTTTGCGTCGGTAATACCAGTTGACGAGGAAAGTCCCGACACCCACCGCAGTCCCGACCAGAAAAGCAATATCTTCCAGCGAGAGCCCGCCGAGCCAGGCCAAAAAAGTGGCGATAAGATAGGCGCAGGTTGAGGTCACGCGTTCTGTGCTCAGTCCCATAATCTGAGGGATTCTTTAACTGAGGCTTCGGCAATGTCGGGCATATCGACGGCGGTTCCATGAGGTAGCAGTGGACCCAGTTCGGCGATGTTTTTATTGGCGTCGTAGACTTTTTCGACCACCGATGCGGTGCGGCCATAAAAACGCCAGCACATCGAATCGACGGTATCCCCTTGTTGTGCATGTATTTTCATCATGGTTCCCCGTATTGAAGTGGATGGACTGGTGAGCTTTCCCAGTGTCCGCAATGCCAGGGGAGGCAGCAATGAAACGCAGTTGTAAACCTTGTGACACAACAGAAGAGGCTCAGGATAGGATTTAACGGAGAAGACAGAGGGGGGAGTCTTAAAGGGTAAGGAGGAGGGTGACGGGGCGCGCTTAGCCTGCATTCGGAAGATCCGAACTGGAGAGGCTTAGCGCCAGAAGACCCGTGTTCAGTTAAGCGTTAGTGAGGCTCCGTTTCGTTCATATCAAAGGGGATGACATCCTCAAGATTTTCAGGCAACGCCTGGCGTGCCAGTTCAGAAATCAGCGACATGACGATTAGAAACTCTTGTGAATTACATTGCGCCGTCTGCGAAATATCCGCAATCAGCTGTATCCTCGAAAGTATTAATTGTTGTTTATTCAGGTTTTCCACCGTGCCACCCCTCCGATACTGTGTTTATATACAGTATTATTTAATTAAAGGATCACGTCAATACTGTCTGCCCTGGAAAACTACTAATCGTCTGATTTAAAGCCATTTTTTCCCTATTCCTTGCCGAAATGCTGGTGGAGGGAGTAAGGGTATAAACCGCTATTTCTGCCGATGCGAAACTGCTTTTTCTCCAACCGGCTGGCGCCCTTGTGCATTTTTCAATGGCGGGTATTACATAAGATTTTCCACAGTTAATGACAGAACTCCGAGGCGCAGTGTCCTGGCTGTTGTCCTTCAGAACATTAGCCTGCGATGTCCGGCGCAAAATACGCCAGCGTGATGAGCGGGTCAGATAACAGTGCTCTGCTCCCAGGTGGGGTGAATAGATGCCAACCACCTGTAGCCGCTCTTCCTGAAAAGCGTTAAATCTGCCGCTGGCCTTTCGCGCAACCCTTACCGTTTGTTGGGTACGAGAAACGTTGGTGCCACCCTGTGCCAGGATATAGGCAGCATAGTCACCACAATCAGCGGCAAGACGTACGTCTTCAACGGGCTGACCAAAGCTGCAAGCCAGGCTTATATCACGGATGCGGCGGCACTCCCGATATGCACCGACGGAGGGCAGGCCAATCGGATGAAACTGTGGAATGCGCCAGGTCGATGCCCAGGCGGTAACTGCTGCGGCAGTGTCAGTCAGGAGTTTTCCGCTATCGAAGTCGGTTTCTCCTTCCAGAGCATAGCCGTCAATATTCTTGGAGATGTACTTGGCAATGTATGCGGCCGCGCCGCCACGGTTAAGAGGTTTGCAATCAAAGCGGTTACGGCTGGCACCCGGCTCATCTCCATCTTCCATCAGTGCGTAGCGGCGCATGATTTCAATCGCGGCTGCTTGCTGAACGGGCGTGGTGAACAGCAGTAGATGCCAGTGTGGTGTACCGTCATGGTGTGGTTCAACCACCCTCACGCCATAGATGTTGATCTTGCGGTCTTTGAATGCGGTACGTATTTTCGCCCATATCGCAACCAGATAGCGCTGGGCATCTTTAGGTGACGACGCCTGTTTATCCCAATTGGCATTAAGCTGCACCTGACGTCCGGCCGTGCGGGTGGGATGGTATTTGGACGGGGTTGTCAACGTAATGAATAACCCGCCGTCCCCCTGCAGGCTCGCGACTTTTTCTACTCCGGCAATCATGGTCATCAGCTCCATCCTCCGGATGGCCGGATTTGAAATACTGGACATAACGGTATCCAGCAGACTGATCCGCTCGCCGGTTTGTTCATTTTCGAGGTCGCAATTGCGCAGATAGTTTAGGGTGGATAAGCGCCGCGAACGGGTCTCGCGCAGCGCATTTTGGCTGGCGTAAGCCGACGTCATCCGGCTGACGAATCCTCCGGCAATCATCAACGCCTCACGCCAACGGGTTTGTTGTGATAGCAGTTGGCGGGTCCACCAGTCAGCACTCACTAACCTTGAAAGGCTGGCGACAGACGCCTGGGTATCAAGCTTCCCCTTACAGAAACGGCCCCAGTGTAGAGGCGTGACATTCAGCGCCCGTGCCATACCGGCGATAGCAGCAAAAATCTGCTTCTGCGTGTTTTCAAGCAACAAAATATCCGGCGCGTCCGGGTGTTTCGCCAGCAGTTTTTCGCAGAGGTTTTCGTGGGCTTCATGGCATTGCGAGGCTATTTTCCAGGCCAGACGAGCAAGGTTTTTTTTATTAAGATCGGGAAGCCGGTTGTATGTTTCTTCTTCCGCGGTAAACCGCAATGACAGATGCCGTTTCAGGCAATTCTGCTGGTTAACTTTCTGTATACGAGGCCACAGACGACCAAGAAAAATGTTCAGAAGAAAATGTTGTGCTGGCTGCCAGCCTTTTTCCTGCCAGATAAATTGATAGCGTCGTTGAAACAGTACACGAAGGCACAGCGGCAATAACGCCATTTTGTCCGTCGCTTCCTGAAACCTTTTCATCGCCTGTGCACCGGGCACGAACACAGGGTGCGAAACCGCTTCGCGTGGCGCATTCCACCACCATGCACCGTTAAACGAATAAGCGGGTTTGCAAGAAAAGGGGGGCGTTGAAGTGGGGGCGATACGCCCCCGGTGGATTTCAGGCATGATGTGTTTCCATTGTTCAGGGGCGAAAGTGTCGTGCGGTTTTTTCAAGAATTTCCTGACAGTGAATACAGCGCTGTACGCCAATAATTAAACGGCGACGTGCTTCGGGAATATTTTCACCACAGTCCTCACATATAAATGCAGAGGGGAGGCGCGAAGAGGCGGTGGCCTACGCAATTTGTGCATCCAATAGTTTGGCCTGCCACTCCTGGGCTTCATCTATCCAGTCGGGCATCAGGGTGTCTCCGTTAATATTTTTAATTTCATTATTTTGCCTTTATTCAGTTAATAGAATGCCCGACGGGTTGCACGTCATGGTTTCAATCGGTGGTGTTAACTGCGCCTAAGTCTTACTTGAAGAGCGTGTTCAGCTTGTGGCCAAATTTTTTGAGAGAAAGAATGGCGTCTATGATTAACCGCTTTTCATGTGCGGATAATTCATCGAAGGTCATTTGGGTATGCCTTGCTTTAAGTCCGGCATGAAAACAAAGCGTCACTTTCCATTCGGGCGTTGCCGTATCGAACAGCGACTGCATAAGAGAGCCCGAAGTCTGGAAATGCGTCTTTTTGATAGCTTCGATATATTTTAAACCCCGTTCCCGCTGGATTTCGTTTCCCATAAACATGCTCACCTCCCAGGTTGCAGGGCATTGCAATTTGAGAATGCATAGATAATGATCTCATCGGCGCGAAATTTGATATCATTACAGGTCACATTTCAGTTTATAGATGAAATTTAAACTTGTATTTGCAAGTTGTCAAGGCGGATTTCAAAGATAATGAGGTTTTTGCAAGATGCGGCTGGATGAACTCGAAGGTGGTAAAGCGGTACTGGGACGGATGCTGCAGGCATACGGATTCAGTATGCAAAAAGAGCTGGGAGATATGTTCGGCTTGTCTTCAGGAACGATAAGTACCTGGGTGAGAAGAAATTATTTTCCCGGCGACGTTGTTGTTGTCTGCGCACTGGATACGGGTGTTTCTTTACGCTGGCTGGCGACCGGTCAGGGAGCGATACATGATCATCGGCAGACTCAAAACGTCGAAATTGAAAAAATAAGCCAGCTTACAAAATTAAGATTGCGCGGCGGTATACTGGAAGAAGAGGGGTTGTGGGCCGTTGACTCCTCGCTGCTGGATACCTCTTTAACCAAGCCTGCCTATGTAGTGAAAGGGCATCATGCGTGGATAGTCGATCTTGGCAGCGCTAATGTTGGCAACGGTCGCTGGTTGCTGGATATCGATGGCGATGTGGACGTCTATGACGTGGCGCGCATACCGGGTAACCGGTTAAAAATTACCAGTCTGGCAACGACTTTTGATTGTGGTGTAGAAGAAGTCAAAGCGCTCGGACAGGTCTTTATTACCCTCGATCGTAATCTCTGAGGGGCTCTGCTTTCACGCCTTGCTCCCTGCGTTGTCAGTCAGGTGACGTTACATCAATGTGGTCACCAGCAGGTAACCTGCCAGGCAAGAGCATGAGACGCCAATCAGACCGGGAATGATAAAGCTGTGGTTGATAATGTATTTACCGATTTTTGTAGTACCGGAGCGATCAAAGCCGATACAGGCCAGATCGCTGGGGTAGGTTGGCAGAACAAAATAACCATAAGACGCCGCAAAGAAAGCGATGAGCATTTTAGGATCAACACCTAGCTGTAGCGCCATTGGCGCGATTGCAGTCAGCGCTGCCGCCTGGCTGTTTACCAGTTTTGACACCAAAAACAGAACCAGGGCATAAGCCCATGGATGGCTTTGAACTACCCCCTGAAGCGCTGTTTTCAACTCCCCTAAATGTGCCTGAAAGAACGTATCACTCATCCATGCCACACCAAATACGGAGAAAATGGCCACCATGCCTGCTTTGAACACCGGCCCGCTGGCAATATCAGCCGATTTTACTTTGCATCCGATAAGAATCACCGCACCGGCGATCAACATCATCATCTGAATGACCAGATTCATTGATAAAGGTTTTATCTTTCCCGCGCTTTCAAACGACGGGCGCAGCTCAGAAACGGAACCTAATAAAACGACGATGACAATAGCTGCGAAAAATATCCACGTGGACCAGTAAGCCTGCTTAGGAAAAACATGGTTGAGCAGGGTTTCTGTATTACCATAAATATATTCCCGTTGTTTGGGGTCTGCTATTTTTTGCTGAAAATCCTGGTCATCTTTTAACTCTTTCCCTCGTTTTAAGCTCCAAAATGCCGCCATTAAAACGCCAAATAATGAAGAGGGGATAGAAACGGACAGTATTTGCAAAATACTGTATGCCTGCCCGATTCCATGGCCTGCGGCAATAATTGAAACCAGGGAGACAACCGCCACTGAGACCGGCGATGCGGTGATTGCCATTTGGGAAGCAACCGATGCAACCGCCATTGGGCGTTCCGGGCGGATGCCTTTCTTAAGCGCGATATCCGCGATGATGGGGAACATCGTATAGACAACGTGTCCGGTGCCGCATAGAAAAGTGAGCATCCAGGTGGTTAAAGGTGCAAGTAAGGTGATGTGCTGCGGATGTTTGCGTAACAGCTTTTCTGCAAACTGCATCATGACATTCAGTCCCCCCGCAGTTTGCAATACCGCTGCACAACCGATGACTGCCAGTATAGTCAGCATGACGTCGATAGGGGGTTTACCCGGTTCCAAACCAAAAATGAATGTCAGAAAGAATAAACCTATTCCACTGATCAGGCCCAATCCCATGCCGCCAAATCGGGTGCCTATTAGCAAGCAAATTATGATAATAGCGAACTGAAGTGTGATCAT